GGCGTTGGCTCTACCGGCCCGACCGGCCCTACCGGCCCGACCGGCGGAACCGGCGGAACCGGCGGAACCGGCGGTACGGGCGGCACCGGAGGCACTGGCGGCGTTGGCTCTACCGGCCCGACCGGCCCTACCGGCCCGACCGGCGGAACCGGCGGAACCGGCGGAACCGGCGGAACCGGCGGTACAGGCGGTACAGGCGGAACCGGCGGTGCAGGCGGTACGGTGAGTGGCGAGTTCTTCGGCGACAAGTCAGACGGCTCAGCAGCGTTTGACGGCACGTCTGCTGTAACCGGCTGCTCGCTCGCCTCGACCGTCTACACGGCTACCCGCGACCTCTATTTCAACGATGCCACTTTTAGCGGCACGTTCACCCGGCTCAAGATGGTAAACTTCCGCCTATTCATAGGCGGCACGCTTCACGCCACGGTGTCAGGCAAGATATCCAACAACGGCATCGACGCGGCTGGCATCAGCGGCGCCGCTGCCATCGGCGCTGGCTCGATTACGGGTAGCGGCTCGTCGGGCGATGGCGTCGCTGGCTCCGCTGGCGGCGCGTGCAGCGCCGTGACGAAGGCCATCGGTGGCGCCGGTGGCGCCGGTGGCGCCGGTACTGGCGGCGGCGGTACGGGCGGCGGCACGGCTGCGGGCACAGTGACGGCGCCGACAGCAATACAGGGCGGCTTTCCACGTACTGCCATCAATATCATTCAGGTCGGGGCTGTCACCACAGTACTGAACGTCTACAGCGGCGGCAACGGCGGCTCGGCAGGCAGTGCGACGGCTGGCTCTGGCGCCGGTGGCGGTGGCGGCAGCGCTGGCGGCCCCCTTATGATTGCGGCTTTCGCAATCACGGTCGACGCGGCGTGTACCCTCACGCTAGAGGCCAACGGCGGCAATGGTCACGTTGGCTCGGCCGGTAGCTCGGCCGGTACGGGCGGCGGTGGCGGCGGTGGCGCTGGCTGGGTCGGCGTCGTATACGGCACACAGACCATCACGGGCACGCTCACTGTGCAGGCCCTCGGCGGCACCGGCGGCGGCTTCACTGGCACCGGCAATAGCGGCGCTAACGGCGCCAACGGGACGACGATCCAGCTACAGGTATGAGCTGGCCCGACACCGGGCACGCGTCGGCGGTGCCGCGCTTCGTAACGCCGCGCAACTACGACCGCGAGACGCTCGGCGACGAACTCGACGATGTCGCTCGCCAGCTCGGCTATGAGCCCATGCCGTGGATGCACGATATGTGGCAGACCATGTACGAGTACACCGATGACGTGCCCGGTATCAAAAAGCTGTGGTATCGCGAGGTGCGTCGTACCGTGCCACGGCAGTCGGCGAAGACCACTGCGTCACTGATTGAGCAAGTGCACCGCATGTTGTACGGCGAGTCGCACGGCTGGGGTAAACGCCCGGTGTCCGCGTTCACTGCGCAGCACGCCAGCGATGCGCGCGACAAGATGGTTAACGAGTGGATGCCGGTAGTAGAGTTTTCAGAGCTGGTCGACGACCTGCTCGGCGGCTGCACTGAAAAAGGTTTCTTACGCAGCAACGGCAAAGAGGCAATCAAGTGGGCGACCGGCGGCCGCATGATTACGTTCCCGCCGAATGCCACCGGCGCTCACGGTCAGACCCTCGACATTGTCGTAATCGACGAAGCCTTCGCGTTCCCCGACAACCGCGCCGAGCAGGGCGCACGTCACGCCATGATCACTCGCAAGTCGCCGCAGATCGTTATTCAGTCGACGGCTGGCACAGTCGAGTCGAAGTACCTGCGCGAGAAAGTCGACGACGGCCGACAGCGCGTGCTCGACGGCACGAGCGGCCACGTCTACTACCTGGAATATTCGGTGGGGCCGACCGACGACATACACAACCCCGAGCACTGGTGGCGCTGGATGCCAGCGCTCGGGTACACGATCGACGTAGATTCAGTGATGCTGGAATACGACGCCATGAAGAACACGCCCGACGAGTTTTTCCGGGCGTACGGCAACGGCTGGACGGGCAGCAATACGCAGATCATCCCGGCTGCATCGTGGGCGGCGGCGTACACGCCCGCCACGCCGCGCGGCGAGGGCAAGGTGTGGATGGCCGTAGACATCTCTCCCGGCGTCGGCAACAATGGGCGCACGGCGTCTATCGCTGTGGCGTCATACCGCGGCGCCGAGATACACACGGCCGTCATCGCACACGGTGTCGGCACGGCTTGGGTCGCTAAGAAACTCGGGCAGCTCACACGTATGCACTCGGTGCAGCGCCTCTACATCGACCTCACCGGCGACGCCGGGCAGATCATGCCCGATATCAAGCGCACGGCTATGGCGAACATCGAAATCGTAGACGCCCGCACTATGGCCGCAGCGTGCGGCCGATTCCACCAGGGCGTGATCGACCGCTCGATTAGGCATCACGACCAGCAGCTACTTAACGCAGCAGTCGAGGGCGCCGACAAGCGCGTACTTGAAGACGCCTGGGCGTGGAAGCGGCGCACGTCTACTACCGACATCTCGCCCCTGGTCGCTGCCACGCTGGCGGCCTGGGGCGCAGCGGTCGACGGCGAGAGAGGATTAATACGCATGGGGTGAGCCTGCTATACTTCACCTCGACAAAACCCGATTAGATGGAGGCAGTATGGCGAGTGACAAGACGGTGACGGCGGCAGACGTGCGCTCGTGGGCGGCAGGCAAGGGGCTCGCCATCGCGGGCGCCCGCGGTCGGCTGAGCCACGCTGCCATCGAGGCGTACAACGCTGTGCACAAGGTTGCATACGTCCGATAGGCACGCCGACGAGTGGGCGGGCTGCCACGAGCAGCCCGCCCGGTGTACCCTAGTCAGTGACCCTGCTAGAATGGTGACCTACCAGGAGGCCGACTAGGTGACTAACGCATGAGCTGGTTCACACGGTCGCGGCCGCGCGGTACCAGGCAAGAGCTGCCCGCGGCTTCGCCCGGTAGCTCGATCTTCCCTAGCTCGGGCCAGTGGGGGTCGATCCCTCTCCCTCTCGCATCGACGACAACGGTACTCGGGCTGCCTGCTGCGAACCGCGCCAAGTCGCTCATCAGCAACGCCGTGGCGCAGATGGCGCCGATGGAAATGTGGGGCGCTGACGGATTCATCGCCGACAACCCGCCGAACATTCTCGTTCGGCCGAACGTCGTCTACACGTGCTTCGACTTTTTCCAGATGGCGACCGAGCTGGCGATCGTGCGTGGCAACTTCCTGGGTATTCAAGCCGACTTCGACGGCGACGGCTACGCACAGCAGATCGTGCCAGTTGCGCCAGGCTTTTGGCTGTCATACATCGACGGCAACGGCTATCAGGTGTATTCGGTGTCGGGCTACCCGATTCTCTCGCGCGACCAGGTCGTGCACATTCGCGCGAACGGCTCGCCACAGCAGCCTATGGGCGTCGGCGTCGTCGAACAGTTCCGCCGCGCACTCGGCAAGGCACTAGACGAACAGAACTACGCTGCCGACACGTTCCGCAGTGGCTCGGTGCCGACAGGCACGATAACGCTCGACCTGCCCGAAGTAGAGCAGCGGCAGAGCGATTACGTGCAGGCGCAGTGGCTAACGAACCACAGCGGCGGGCGCGTGCCTGCGGTGCTGCCGAACACGATGAAGTTTCAACCTATTTCATGGTCGCCGCTCGACATGGACTTTCTCAACCAGGAAGCCCACACGATCGGCGAAATAGCGCACATGTTCAACATGGACCCTACCGACCTCGGCGCCGCCCTGGCCGGTGCGTCTATGACGTACGCTAATATAGAACAACGTCAGCAGCAGCGAATCACTGACACGTACGCACCGTGGATGCTGCGCTTTGAGCAAGAGTGGACCGACCTTATACCCGGCAAGGGCTCGGCAAAGCTGTGCCCGCGCAACCTGCTGCGGACAGACAGCAAGACGCAGGCAGAGGTCGACCAGCTAGAGGTTGGCACGTCGATGCGCTCGACCGACGAGCTGCGCAAGCGCGATGGGCGGAGGCCTCTTCCGTACCAGCACATACCCGCCGGTACTACGCGCGTCAACCCTGACGGCTCGCCTGTGCACACGCCGACGCCGCCGGTAGCGCCTGGCGCCGCTGGCGGCGAGAATCCTGTATCGGGTGGTGGCGTGGAGTCGCCTACGCCCGTTCCCGGTACTGACATCATGGCTACGCCCGTGAAGGTGAAGGAATAGCCGTGTCTAGTAGACTGGTAGCACGATGACTGAGACCCTCTACCGCTCGCTGGAAATCGGCGAGGCCACTGGCCGTACGCTGTCGGGCATAGCTATGCCGTGGGACACGCCGACGCGCGTGCGCGACCTGACTGGCCCGGCGTACGTCGAGGCATTCTCGCCCACATCGGCTGATGTGTCACTCAGCCAACGCGCCAACTTTCCAGGTTTCGTACGGCACGACTACGGTAAGGACCCGCTCGGCGTAGTCACGTTTCACCGTAGCTCCGAGGCGCTGCTATTCGAGTACGTGTTGTCGAAGACGCGCGACGCCGACGACAAGCTGGAGCTGGTCAACGACGGCGCCATGCGCTCGGTCTCGATCGGCTTCAGGCCGCTGCATCAGACACAGTGCACAATCGGCCGCACGAGCGTCGAGGCGTACCGCACTGAGGTTGCACTGCGCGAGCTGAGCCTAGCGCCTACCGGCTTCGGCCAGTACGCCGAGGCTGGCGTGCTCGCCGTGCGTGCCGAGGGCGAAGAGGTCGAAGAGGTCGAAGAGGTCGAAGCGCTCGTACGTATGCAGTTCGCCATCGACGCTCGGCGCCGGATCACCGCGCGCCTGGTGCCACAGCTCCCGACGTTCTAATCAGTCTCCCTGCAACCACGAAGGATCACACGAAATGGCTACACCGACCGTAGGCAGCCCAGGCGACAACAAGGCTTTCGCTGATGGCGCTGTTGTCACGCTGCCTGTCACCATCGACGCCACGCACTGTGACTTCAAGTTCGATAGCGTGGACTACACGATCCCGACCGGCGTCTACACGCACCTGGACTTGCTCATCGCTGCGATTAACGCAGCGGTCGACGTGTCGACTGGCCTCGTGGCGATCACGACCGTCGTGCGCGCGAGCGCTTCGCCGTTCACGCTCGGCGCTATCCGCTTCACAGCGGCGGCCGCTGGCGTCAACACGCTGGCGCTCGACACTGGCACGTCGAACGACATTCTTGCCACGCTCGGCGTGACCGGCCCGCTCGCACTCGCGCACGGCGCCGCACCGATCAGCACCGGCCGCAGCTTCGCCTCGACGCTGACCAGCGATCAGACGCCGCCTACCGCTGCTGCCATCGCTGGCAACGTCGCTCCGCTCGTGTGGGCGGCAGTGCCGACGCTCCAGGCGAGCTGGGCAACGAAGACCGGCTACCAGGCGGCGCAGTACAGCAAGGGCGATTCCGGTATCGTGCGCCTGCGTGGTGTCATCGACAGCGGTACGAAGACCGCTGGAACGCTGATTACGACGCTGCCAGCCGGTTACCGGCCGCACGCTAAGCAGACCTTCGTGGTTGAGGCTGAGGTTGCCGCCACGAGCAACAACGCAGGGCAGGTCGTGATCGACACTGACGGCACGGTCAAGGTCGGCGGCACCGACCTTACGGCGTCGAGCTATATCACGCTTTCCGGTATCTCGTTCGACACCGCGAGCTGACCCGATGGCAGAGCGCCCGACAGCCGACGACATGCCCGGCTTTCTCGGGCTACAGACTGACCCGAGCGATCGGGCGATGGCGCTGTACGACGAGGCGATGGCCGCAGCTATCGACGAGCTGGAGTCGCGCATCTCGGCCGACTTCGTAGAGGCTGACGGCTTTTCGCTCGACGAGGGCACGACCGACTACCCGCCGCGCCTGCGCTTCGCTGTGATGATGGAGGCGTCGCGCTTTCGCAAGCGCAGCTCGTCGCCCGAGGGCGTCGCCGGTATGAGCGAGCTGGGCATCTCGGTGCGCATTATGGGCACCGACTACGACATCGAGCGGTGCATTCGCCGCTGGCTGAAAATGGGGGGCTTCTCGTGAACGCGCGCACTGACGGCCTGGTATCTCGCGGCTCGTTCATTAAGTACCTGCCACTGCGCGAGCGCGCGCTGCGCCATGTGCGGCGAGCGCTGCGCTTCATCTTCGACCACCAGCACCACACGAGCTGACGTGGACCTCCGACAGTTACGCACGGACCTCAGTGTCGTCGGCGCCTCGGCGGGCTTCAATGCGTGGAACGTCGAGCCCGACGACCCGCAGCATCTGCCTGCGATGGTGGTCGGCGGCGTACGCTCGATGCGAATACTTACGATCGACGGCGGCGTTGAGGTCGAGATATCCGCCACGTTCTACGCCAACGCAGCCGATAACGAAGACGCCACGGCCACGCTCGATATGGTGCTGTCGATCGGCACCGCCGACAGCTTTCTCGACTGGCTGCTGAGCGTTAAGCCGGTCGACGAGCCCGCCTGGCGCTCGGTGCGTTTCGTGCAGGCCGGGCCGTACCACGAGGTCGCCCTGCCTGGCAGCGGCACCGCCCTGGCGGTCGAGGTCGTGCTGTCGTTCACGGCCTAGACAGCGAGTGTGCTAAGCTAGTCAGGTACACCCCCGCCGGTGAACGAGTACGCCCCTCTCGGCGCACACCCCATTAGGCGGAACGAGTACGGCGCAATACAACCATTCTCCCGTACTACGTTCCCCGAAGGGTGTAACACCATGAAGACTAACCCCCGACTCGCTGCGCTTGCGCAAGAGTTTGCCGACAACAAGGCGGGCCTCGACTACCTCGACATTCTCGCGGGTACCGAAGGCCGCGACCTCACCGCCACCGAGCGTGAGGCTTACGACGGTGCGATCACTCGCATGGACGTAATCGCCGCTGACATCGAGAAGGTCAACGCCGCCAGCAAGCGGCACGACGCCGTCGCCGATGTCACCGCGACGATCACCGGCGCAGGCGTCAAGACCCGCACCGAGAACGTCGTCGACCGCTCGCTCGTCACCTACGACCCGGCGAGTGCATCGAAGCCGTACCGCCCGGCGGTCGTTGTCGAAGACCTCGGCACCGAGCTGAAGACCCGCGCGAAGGTCGGCCTCGACATCGCAAACGGTCGCATCACGCGTGACGCTGGCGACGAAATCCTTGGCCGTGCGCTTGCTCACGGTGTCGCTGCGGACGGTACCGCGCCGGTCACCATCGAGGGCGACCTGATCAAGTTCGTTGACGCCCAGCGCTACGCCGTCAATGCAGCTCGTGCGTTGCCGCTGCCCGACAACCACGCGCCGACGTTCAAGCGCCCGCGCTTGACGCAGCACACGACCGTAGCCACGCAGGCGACTGAGGGCGACGTGCTGTCGAGCCAGCGCTTGCAGAACACCGGCGACACGGTCACGAAGCTCACGAAGGGCGGCGTGCTCGCACTGTCCGAGCAGGAAATCGACTGGACAGACCCTGCGATGCTGGGCCTTGCCATTCAAGACCTGGCCGAGCAGTACGCCATCGCCACCGACACGACGCTGACCGACGCGATCAGCACGTCGGCTGCGGTCGGCACCTACGCCAACAAGACGATCTTGTCGTTGACGCCCGCCTCCGACGACCTCGTGCCCGCAATCGCTTCGGCGGCGGCCACGGTCTACGGCAACGCCAAAAAGCTCGCCGACACGCTTTTCGTCAGCGTTGACCGCTGGGCCGTCCTCGCCAGCCTCGTTGACTCTGACGGGCGTCCGCTCTTCCCGACCTTGTCGGGCTCGGCGTTCAACGCTGCGGGCTCCAACGGCCTCGGCGTGGCGAGCTTCACCGGCTTCTCGATCATGGGGCTGAAGGTCGTTGTTGACCCCAACTTCGCGAGCAACTCGTGGATCGTTGCGGTCTCGCAGCTCTGCGAGTTTTACGAACAGAACAAGGGGCTTCTCAGCATCAACGTGCCCAGCACGCTTGAGGTGCAGTACGCCTACCGCGGTTACGTCGCGGCGAACGTGTACACGCAGGGGCTGAGCCCGTTCCGGGCCTCCTGACCTAGTCAGGCAGCCTGCCAAGATCGCGGGGCCGGGTAAAACCGGCCCCGCGAGCCACCCTGTAAAGGATGCACGCACATGACGTACTCGCCCACCGACCTCGTCTGCCGAGGCACCTTCACGCTTAACTCGGTCGACGTTTCGGCTGAGACGACGGGCGTGATCCTCAAGGGCATGACGAACGACGTAAAGGTGCCTGCGACGCTGACCAACGGCGTAACGCACGCAGCGGGCGCTCGGAAGTACAGCATTCAGATCGACTACTTGAGCGACGACAGCTCAACCACGGCGACGCTCTTCGGCATCCTGTGGACCGCCGTAGGCACCGCCTCCAAAGAGCTGCCTTTCACGGTGCGTCTGCGGCCCGGTGCCGAGTCGCCGACGAACCCGAGCTGGTCGGGCACCCTCGTGGTGACCGGCGCAGACCTGGGCGGCAACGTCGAAGAGCTTTCAGAGGGCTCGCTTACCTGCGGCCTGACCGGCGCACCGACCATTAACGAGGCGTGACATGTCCGCACTAGTTCTCACCGGCGCCCTGATGCTGGGCGGCACGGGCAGCGACGACGAGACCCCTGGCACCGACGTGTCGGGCGAGTGCACGCAGTTCAAGATCACTGCGAGTGTCGACGAAATCACCGTGCCTGCCACGATGACGAGCGACGAGCACAGCCGTGGCGGCGCTGCCGACTACAGCATCACGATTAGCTACCTGTCGAACGACCTGGCGGGCTCGACGTTCCGCGCACTGTGGGCGGCGCTCGGCGGCACGCTCACGTTCTCGGGCAAGATGCGTGCAGCCTCTGTCGGCGGCACGAATCCCGAGTGGTACGGCTCTTTCGTCGTGACTGAGGCGTCGCTGGGAGCTGCGTCACAGGCGCTGTCTACCGGCTCGGCCACCTTCCCAATGACCGGACCCCCGACGCGCGCAACGTCGTAGGCACCATGCCTGCGCAGGGTAGCGGCAACGCTGTACGTATCGAGGGGCTCGACAAGCTTGAGCGCGACCTTAAGAAGCTGGAGACCGGGCTCGACAAAGAGCTGAAGGCTGCGGGCTTTGAGGCGGCCATGGTGGTCGCCCGAGCTGCTGGCCCGCGCGTGCCTGTCGGTGATCCGAACGTCGACCCGCACCCTGGCCGCCTGGCAGCGTCGCTGCGCGCGCGTGCGACCCGCAAGGGCGGCGCCGTGACTGCCGGTGGCAGCGCTGTGCCGTACGCCGCACCGATTCACTGGGGCTGGGCACGCCGGGGCATTCCTGCGAACAAGTTTCTCGTGCACGCACTCGACATAAGCCGTGCTGCGATCACCGAGGTATACGCGCGCCGCATCGAGTCGATTAAACGAAGGGTGTTCGGTCATGGGATTGGGTGACATTGTAAAGGTCATCGTCACCGGCGACAGCGAGGGCGCTAAGCGCGCACTCAAGGGAGCGCAGAGCGAGGCGAAAAAGACCGGCGGCGCCTTCGGCAAGATGGGCCTATCGGCAGCGTCGGGCCTCGCTGGCCTGGCTACCGCTGGCGCTATCGTGGTCGACGCCGTCAAGTCGGCTTTTAGCTACGAGGATGCACTCACGAAACTGAATAAGACGCTCGACGACGCCGGGCTTCACCACCAGGCGTACGCAAAGTCGATCCAGGATACGATCGACGCTAATATCGTCTTCGGTACTAAGGAAGACGACACGCTCGCCCTACTGAATCAGGGCGTCGTCGCCACGGGCTCGATGACGAAGGCGACCGACCTACTCGCTGAAGCACAGGACATTCACGCCGGTAGCACGCTCGACCTGGCGACGGCGTACACGGCCGCGCTGAAGGGCAGCGAGGGCAACATCAAGGCCCTGAAGGCTATGGGCATCGACATACCTGTCGTAGCCTCGTCGGCGCAGAAGGTCAAGGTCGCCTTTGAAGCGTGGGGCAAAGCACAGCAGAAGTTGAAAGACGACCAGGAGGCCGTGCGTAAGGGCATACTCAAGGGCAAGGCCGCGCGCGACACGTTGAAGAGCGACCTCGACACGCTCGCCGTGAAGGAACAGAACTACAACGACGTTGCGTCAAGCGGTGCGATAGTCACGGCGACGCTGAAGAAAAAGTACGCCGGGCAGGCTGCCTCGCAGGCATCCACCACCGAGGGCCAGATACGCGACGAGATTGCGTTGTGGGATCAGCTCAAGATGCACGTCGGCGAAGACATGCTCGGCGTGGTCGCCGCTGTGCAGCGCGGCGCCGTACGGCTTAAGGGCATATTCCAGAATCTCGACGCCGACATCACGAGCAACCCCGTGGTCGACTGGCTCTTCGGCTTCACGCCGGGCTCGGCCAAAGAGGGTAATACGATCCTCGGTATCCCGCGCGACAAGAACGGGAAGCCGATCAACCAGGGTGCGCCGATCGACAACGGCCCCGGCGTATCGCAGATCGGTGCGCCTGGCGCAAAGCGTGGGAAGACGGCGCCGAACACGTCGGTAACGCCGACCGGCGCCGACCTGCTCTACACGGCGTGGCAGAAGCAGCAGCACGATGCCGACGTGGCGAAGGTCATGAAGGCAATCGCAGCTCGCCCGAACGTCACCATCAACATGCACGCCCAGCCAACGCCGTCCATGACGAAGTCTGTCATTGACCGGCACGCAAAGCGTAACGGCCGCAACAACCTACGCACCTTCAGGAAGTTTTAAGTCATGGGATTTACTGCGCAGTCGTCGCTTGAAGACCTGATGGCTGAGACTACTGACCGCTCGGTCGGCGTTGCGCTGTCGCCCGACGACGAGTACGGCTGCCTGCTGTCGGTGCAGATTGCTATGTATGACTCTGGCGGCGGTACGTGGACCTGGCACGATGTCACCGACGACGTGCGCGGGCTGGAGTGGGATCGAGGCGCTACCGACAACCTGGTGCAGCCGAGCGTCGGCACGGCGAGTGTCACCCTCGACAACCGCACCGCTAAGTACTCTGCGTGGAACACGACGGTAAGCCCGTGGGCTGGTACCGACCACTCAAAGATTGTTGCGAACACATGCGTGCGCTTCGGCGTCAACCGTTGGAATCCGGCCGACCACAGTGAGACGCATTGGCTACCGTTCTTTTCGGGCCGTATCGAGACGATGCCCGAGACAACGGTCGACAACGTCGACTCGTACGTGACGCTGAACCTGGTAGACGTGGCGGCGTCGCTCGCTGCGCACGAGCACGGTACGTTCATGGGCGCTGGCCCCGGTGCGCTTAACGCTTGGATCATCGGCGAGGCCATCACGTTCCCGCTTGACATCACGGTGGGCAGTAATGATGAGTTTGTCGTCAGCGCCACGACCTACACGATCGAGCCCAGCGTTAGCGACAACCTGTGGATAGAGGGCAACCCGACGCTGCCCGTCGTCATCACCGGCACGAATAAAAACTTCAAGCTCGGCACCGACACGTACGCACTTGCGACCGGCACGTACTCGACGCTGAGCGCACTGGCTACGGCCATCGGTGCGGCGACGAAGTCGGGCGGCGCTGCGTTCTCGGCGCTCGTGAATGTCACCACGCACGCCGGTAATATCCGCTTCACGGCGATTGCTGGCGGCACCGGCGGCCTCTACACGCTGCACACTGCGGCGACGAACGACGTGCTGGGAGACCTCGGCTTCGGCGACGGCGACATATTCCTGACGTTTACGTACACGACGACGGCCGATGTTGCCGCCGGTGTCGCGGCTGCGGTCAACTCGGTGCCGAATCCGCTGAGCCTCATCATCACGCCCACGGCTACGACTATCGGGCTGCTGCTCACTGTCGTCGCTCCCGGCTCGTCGACCTACGTACTGCACTCGGGCGCGAACGACGTGCTGGGAGACCTCGGCTTCGGCGACGGTGACGCCTTTGAGACGTACGAAGATATCTACGCCAACTTTGTTGGCCGCGACATGCTGCCGGGCCTGCTGACTGACATCGGCTTCGGCTTCGGCTATATCGACGGCGTTACGTCGGTAGACCCGCTCGACCCCTGTTGGACTACCGCACAGCTTCAGTCGCCCGACCGTTCACAGAACCGTCTCGCCGCTGCGCAAGACATCGGCACCGCTTGCAACGTGATGGTTTACGCCAGCTCAAGCGGCTGTATCATCGCCCAGCGCTTCGGCCCGGCGGTCGACGGCTCGCCTAACTTTGGCACGTTCTCAAACGCACCGACCGGCGACGACTTCCCAGTGGTCGAGATAACGCCGTACGCCTCCACCGACCGTATTCTGAACGTGGTCACCGGCCAGGCGGCGCAGCCGACCTCGGTGCAGTTAGAGGTAATAAACCGTAATCAGACGATCGGCGCCTTTAACGGCGAGATGAACGTCTATTCGATCAACTACGCCACTACCCACACGACGGAGAATGCTGACCGCACCGTTGCGGTATCTAGTGGCGACTCGGTGCACACGGTCGACAGCGGCAACCACACGGTTACCGTCAACTCGGGCGACATTAGCCACACTACGACGTTCGGCGCCTTCAATGTGTACGCCACCGATGGCGGCGTGAACCTCACGAGTGAGAACGTCGACACGGTCATCGGTGCGATTGGCGGCGCGCACGTCAACCTAAACGCCGCGGGTACCGGCCATGTGAAGATTCAGGGCGAGAAGGTCAACCCGAGCACCGGCAACACTGACGGCAACGTGCTGACACGCGTCGGCGGCGTGTGGGTCGGCGCTACGCCTTCGGGCGGCGGTGCGACTGGTGCAACCGGCCCGACTGGCGGTACTGGCGGTACAGGTGGCACGGGCGGCACGGGTGGCACCGGCGGCACGGGCGGCCCCGGCGGCCCGACTGGCGGCACCGGCGGTACAGGTGGCACCGGCGGCACTGGCGGTACAGGTGGCACGGGCGGCACGGGTGGCACCGGCGGTACGGGAGCGCCCGGCGGTGGCGGCGGTGGTGGCGCTGGCGGTGCGTGGGTATCTACGTGGACGTACGACACTACGACCACCGACAGCGACCCCGGCGCTGGCATTTTCCGCCTCGACAACGCTACGCAGGCATCGGCTACGACGCTGCGCACGAGCTACATAGACGCTTCGGCGGTAGATTGGACCACGCCCCTCAGCCTCTTCGACACGAGTAGCAGTCTCGTGCGTGGCCTCATCCGGCTCGTGGCGGTAGCCGACGAAACGCGCTGGGTCATGTATCAGATTTACGGCGGCCCTGTCGACTTTCAGACTGGCTACCAAAACTGCCCGATATTCAACGTCGGCTCGTCGGGCGTCGACCCGCTCGTTAATGGCGAGAGCGTGTTCATTACGTACGAGCGCAACGGCGACAAGGGCGACGCTGGCCCCGGCGTCGACATGTCGGCCATCGGCAACTTCCTGACGAACGTACCGGCGTGGTCAGAACCCGGCTGGGTCGACCCCGTCGCCGGTGACGACTCGGCTGGCTGGGTCACGCTACTTGCGAACGCTGGCGCTGGCGACATCACGGCCGGTTTTGGCAGCTCGGCGTCGATTGTCGCCGAAGTGTTCGCAGACAGCACGAGTGCGGCCGTATCGGCGGCTGGTGGCTCCGGTATTGCCGAGCTGCTGGCGACAGCCACCGACGTGCAGATATTCGGCCAGGCGGCATCAGGTCAGACAAGCCCGGTATTAATGCTGCGCGATAACAGCAGCACGCCCGTGTTTACCGTGGCCCCTGACGGTGCCGTATTCGTAACGCTCCCGACGAGCGACCCCGGCGTATCCGGCCAGCTCTGGAACGACTCAGGAACCTTGAAGGTGTCACCATGACGAGTAAGAACGGCAACGCACAGACGGTCACAGACGCCGCGAGCATCACGGCGTACGGGAAGCAGGAAACGGCGCTCGGCTGGCCGCACAATTACTTGCTGCTGCAAGACGACGGTGACGTGAGGCGGCTGATTCGTGCCGTGCTGGCGCAGCAGAAGAGCGACTACCTCGGCGTGAGCCAGATCGAGGTCGACGCCGACCAGGACCCGGTTCGCCTCTTCGGCATCCTGTCGCAGATGGCAAGCACCGGCATCGGCAACCAGGCGACCCTTACCACGCACTGGGTGCACCCGAGCGGCGAGACGGTCGACACAGACCTTAAAATGATAGGCTGTCACTTCGTGCTTACGATGGAAGGCGGCCAGGCGAAGTTCACCGGCGAGGTGCGCACGGCGAAGAACTAAGCAGGGAGCCTGCTAGAGTACGCCGATGCGTCTTCACTTTCTCGCCCTGCCGCACACGTCGACCACCGAGGCGTATGCGTGGTGCGCTTTCACCGCCGACGTAATGCACGGCGCCACGATGCTGCACCTACGCGGGCACGAGGTCTTCGTGTACGGCGGCCCCGAGAACGAGGCGAGCTGCACCGAGCACGTGCCTTGCGTGTCGGCGGGCGACCAGGAGCACTGGTTCGGCACCGACCACAGCTGCCTGATGCCAACCAACCTCTTCGACGAGACCCAGCCCTGGTGGCGGTCGTTCAACGCCCGCACGATTCGTGAGCTGCGCGCTCGCCTAGAGCCTGGCGACGTGATCATGTGCATCGTCGGCCAGGCACACGCCGAGGTGGTCGACGCCTTCCCTGACCACCTCGCTGTCGAGTGGATGGTGGGCTATCCGCCCGAGCGGCGCTACACGAAGCACGCCAACTACACGAGCTACGCCTGGCGCAACCACTGCGAGGGCTTCGGGCATATGTGCTTCGCTAACTGGTACGACAGCGTCGTGCCTAACCCCTTCCCGCTGCCCGGCGACTTTGAGCGCGCCGACGCCGGGTACCTGCTCTTTCTCGGCCGCAAGAACGAGTCGAAGGGGCTGCACATTGCGAACGACATCGCGCGCCGCACCGGCCTGCCGCTCATCGCAGCCGGGCAAGGCCCGCCCGACCTGGCGCCCGACGCCCGGCACGTTGGCGTAGTGGTCGGCGAGGCGAAGAGCTACCTACTGAGCCACGCACGCGCGCTGCTCGTGCCCAGCGTCTACGTCGAGCCCTTCGGCAAGGTCGTGGTCGAGGCACAGATACGCGGCGTGCCCACGATTACCTCTGACTTCGGCGCCTTCAGTGAGACCGTACAGAACGGCATCAACGGCCAGCGGTGCCGCACCATGCCCGAGTTTGTGGCGGCGGTCGAGCACGACTACGGCAACGGTTACGAGATAGCGCGCGACGCACAAAATCGGTACTGCTACGACCCGGTCACCGGCGGCGGCCGGTCACCGGCGGCGCTTGAGGCGTGGCTAGGCAGGCTCCAGCGCAGCGACTGGTACCATTGAGCATGGCACTTCAGTACGGCGGGGCGCAGGCGACGATCACGACTGGCATCCTGCACGACGGCTACCAGTACACGGGCAGCAATGCTGACCTGCTGGCGCTGACGGCCGCCGACATCGACGACCTGCTCGCCAACTTCCCGCACCAGGCCGACCTCACCGCCGACCAGTACGACACGTGGCTGAAGAGCGCGTATGTGCAGCGCCACCTCTTCGACGACATTAACGCCACGCCCGGTATGCCGTGACGGTGCAGCGCGGGCGCCGGTACCGCGAGGCGCGCGAGGTGCTGCTGCGCACGGCGACGCACTGCTCGTACTGCACGTGCGAAATCAGCACCGAGCTGCCGCCTACGCACCCACAGAAGGCTACGGCCGATCACATAATCCCGGTGGCCGAGGGCGGCACCGACGACATCGAGAACCTGATCCCGGCATGTCTTTTGTGCAACGAGAAGCGCGGCACGCTGTCGGTCGAGGCGTTCACTCGGCTGCTCAGCCATGACGTAGAGGGCTTCGCTGACGGTAACTGGTAGGGCGTCCTAGTCATCATCCCTGGTAGACTAGGTGGATGCAGACCTCACCCCGTAACGGCGCAGTCATCGACCGTATCTACGTCCACACGAACGAAGGTCCGCAGGGGCCGGGCGCTGCACGCAACCTCGTGGGCTACCTCGCGCGCGAGGACGGCGGCTACCAGCTCGTTGTAGACGACGCCGAGGTAGTGCGCGCCGCTGGCGACGACGTGATCGTGTGGGCCGAGGGCGGCGACAACACGCACGCACTGAGCATCTGCTTCATCGGCTACGCCGCCTTCAGCCTGGCCGACTGGCAGACGCCCTACAGCGCTGCCATGCTGGAGCGCGGCGCACAGGCTGTGGCCGCCTGGTGCCGCCAGTACAACGTGCCCGCCGTGCGTGTGCCCGCCGGTGCTCCCGGCCAGGCGCCGACCGGCCGCGGCATCGCCGAGCACGCCGACGACCACGACCCGCACAGCCAGGGGCACACCGACCCCGGCGCTGGCTTCCCCATCGACGCCTTCATTGCCCGTGTGGCTGCCCTGCTTTCGCCCGTGCCTGCGCCGCCGAGCCCGAGCGTCATAGCGGCCCTCAAGGCGCTGGCGGCGTTCCTGAAGGCTGTGAGCGCCTCACCGCTGC